AGAAGCAGCTACCCTTGAAGATACGTTTTCAGACCATGAGGTTTCTAATAAGAAAGCGTTGGTTAGACAGGACACTAATGAAAGCATTGCTGTTGTTAGTGACGGCTATCAAGTAGCCCAACACCCAGATGCTTTTAGAACTGTTGAACGTATTATAACAAACTCTGATCTTAATTTAACAGGAATTAAAAGAACTATAGAGGTTAGTCATAATGGAGCTAGAGCCTATGCTCGTTATAGTTTTCCTTCACATCAAATAGAAACTTCTAGGGGAGATCCTTCTACGTTAGAGATACTGGCTAGGAATAGTTTTGACGGTAGTTGGTGTTTCCATATAGATATAGGGGCTGTTCGTGGGGTATGTTTAAATGGTCAGGTATTTATAGAAGACTTTGCTATGTATAAATCCAAGCATACTAAAAGTCTTAATATGTCTCACGCTGCTAGAAAATTATCTAAATCTTTAGAAGTTTATGAGAAAGAAGTAGAGCGTTGGAAAGAGTGGCAGAGTGTAGATCTAACTTCTCTTGAGGCTCTTACTATTTTTGGTAAGGTATCTAATTGTAAGTACTTAACTTCTATAGATTCTAATTCTTTAAGTACCTCTCAGTTATTAGATCAGCCAGAAGTATACCGTAATAAAACCTTAGTGAATCTATTTAATCATTATCTAAATGATGAAAGAAAAGCTCTTGGTAGTAACCTATGGGCTGTGTATAATACTATAACTCATTGGGCTACACATGCTCCCTCTGGTAAGAAAACTGCACAGAATAATATATCAGCTATTAAAGTTAGGAGACAAGATAAAGTTAGAGAAGTCTTTAAAGGATTGGCAATAGCTGCATAGTAGTCCATCGGACTAAGGAGATTAGTAATGAAGCCTAGTAGGAATCCAGTTAAGAAAAATATGGATAAGTTTCATAAGCCTAAGACACAAAGGGATAAGGTGAAAGCCTATAGGAAACAAAGGGCTAGTGATAAAGCTGATTGGGATTTAGATAATGAACTTTATGAACTAAAGGAAAAGTAATTATGTTTATAACTCGAAATTCTATTTTAACTAATAAAATCTACACTTATGATCTGAATGTAACTCGCAAGCAACTAGATGCATGGGAAAGTGGTACTTTATTACAAGATGCTTTCCCTAATCTTACACTTTGGGAAAGAGACTTTATAAAATTAGGTATCGGTAAAGACGAATGGGATAAATACTTTAAGGGATAGCAAATGACATACAGTTTATTAACAGTTAGTGGTAATCCAAAGACTATTAAAAGTGATAAGAAAAACAAGTACTTGACAGCTATACTACATCTTATACCTGAGAGTACTAAGATATGTCCTTATCAAGATATTGCAGGTTGTAAGACAGCTTGCTTAAATACAGCAGGTAGAGGTGGTATATTTAAGAAAGGTGAAACGACTAATGTAATTCAAGAAGCTCGTAAGCGTAAGACTAAGTTATTCTTAAAGGCTCAAGATATTTTTATGGATTATTTAGTTGAGGATATTACTAAGTTTGAAAGATACTGTAAGAGAAAAGGTAAGCTACCAGCAGTTAGATTGAATGGTACTAGTGATATACAATGGGAAACTATTAAGATAAATAATAATAATATCTTTGAAGTCTTTCCAGATGTGCAGTTCTATGATTATACTAAGATACCTACTAGAAAGATCAGTGGCCTATCTAATTATCAGCTAACTTGGAGCTACTCAGAAGCTAACACTAAGTACTCTAAATTATTTGATAGTGTTAGCACTAACATAGCAGTAGTTTTTAAGAGTACATTACCTAGTAGCTTCAAAGGTAGAAAGGTTATTGATGGTGATGAAACAGACCTACGATTTTTAGATGAACAAAATGTTATTGTTGGTTTGAAAGCAAAGGGTAAAGCAAAGGTAGATACAAGTGGGTTTGTAATACATCATTAAGGAGATAGCAGCATGAGTCTTAAAGAAAATGATAGCTTCAAAGAAAGTGTTAGTGAAGTAGTCGAAGAGTATTGGAATATTAAAGATCGTCCTGATTTATTTCAGGACTGTGTTGAATATGTACTTGATCGTGTAGATAATAAGTATGGCCCATGTGATGAGAATTTGCAATGGCCGTATAGTGTCTGTTGGATTATGTTACAATACTTCCAATCTATATCACATAATGCTATATCAAATACAGATTTAAATAAGATGGCAGCACAGGATCAGTTACATAACGAAGGAGTTTAATGTGGAACATATTTATGGGGAACCGGATGATGATAGAGAAGAATGTGATGAGTGTAAGCTATCTTTTAATGTAGATGCAGCTGCTTATAATTACTGGGCAACACACGGAGGCACTCTATTTTGTGGGTCATGCCAAGAATTTCATTTACGACATGACTGCTGAGATATTGCTTATATAAAACAATAGGAGTACAATAGAATGACAGAGATTACCGTATCATACTATGATTTAGAGGAAGCATTCATATATTTGATGAAGAAGAAACATAATTGGGAAATAGACGGGGGTTCCATTGATAGCGGCCGCTTAACCAACATACACACAACCTATGCATTTAAAGAAGAGGGCACCGTAGATAAGGATAAAACTACAGTGACACAGGAACATCTGGACTTAGATCACTATTCAGAAATTACTTTTTATATTGAGGAGGATGATGATGAAGATACTTAAAACAGATAGCGACACAGATTTAGTAGTTACTACCCCTGTTAAGTGTGGGTGCTCCTGTCAAAAAGATATTAATAAACTTCGTGCAGTTGGACACGCCCACTTTGATAGCTTAGTCTCCCACGAAGAACGCTTGGAGACAGCGGTAGGTGAGATGCATGATTTAGATTTATTTCTAATGGACTTAGAAAATTCTATAGCTACTACTGATAAAAGCGTAGTCTCCCTCTTAGAAAGTACAGATGAATTAGATTCGTTTAGGGTAGAGACAGAGAGGGATGTCGCAGATTTAGAAAAAGAAAACTCAGATATATTAGATAAGCTAGCAGAGATACAGGATAATCAAGATGAAATGCTTATTAAGTTAAATAGAATCTTCCCTTCCATTTTTAGTGAGGATAGTCCTTGAAAGACCATACACCTATAACGCCTAAGCAGGGCCTATCATGGTATGTTAAATGGATATCTTCTTTATTCTTAATATCAGCAATGGTAGTTAGAAGTATTGAGCTATCCAATTTTTTAGACATGCTGTTGTCCTTAACAGGAGTAGCGGGCTGGTTCTGGGTAGCTTGCTTATGGAAAGATAGGGCATTGCTCGTACTAAATTCGTTAGCTATATTTATCCTAGTCATTGGTATTTTACAAAGGCTGTAACATGAATTCAAAAAAGTTAAAAGAGTTAAGAACAAGAGTTAAACTACTACAAGTAGAGTGGCTGAAGTCTTTAGTTAGCCCAGAAGAAGCAGAGACTATTAACATAGAGACTATTAATTCTTTACTACCACAACAAACGCATTATAATTCTATGATTACTGGTAGTTATGGGGATGAACATAGTTGTAATAACTTATCTTACATGACAGACAAATGGATTATGAAGATCTTAAAGAAGAACCCCCATATTAAAACACTAGGAGAACTGAATGAAATTAATGAGCGAAGGCAGCAACTACAAAGGAATAATAATTTATGGATGAATACACTATAGAAGTTATAATTGAGGGGTATCAAGAAACAATTAAATCTTATTCTAATTCCGTGTACCATGTCGTAGATGCTATGGTAAATTTAAGCACAGTGGTAAGCGTATCTAAAATAACGAGGGAAAAAGATCAGCAAGTATGGGATTTCAGTGGGGATTCTTTAGAACCTTTAAGAAAATTAAGGAGCGAAGCAGGTAATGAGGCAAGAATTCAACAAGAGCTTGAGAAAATAATAGAAGTATGATACAATATAGAAAATAAGGAGGAGTACATGAGTAGGATATATAAAATAGTAAAAGTATTTGGTGTAGCTGTGGTTGCATCCTGTATTATAACAGGAGGTGGTGCCTACGTTATGATTCCTAAGATCATGGATCATATAGAGACAACAGAACGTAGGTCTATAGCACAATACAGAAGGCTGACGACTGAGTATAAGGAAGCTGACGAGGGGCTAGGGACTGGGCTATCAAATAACATTACTAATATAAGGGGTGTAAGTCAGGCGCTAATCTCTTTGAGAGGCACCATTGAAGAGAACAACACGGCGTTTCTTTTAACCATAGAAGAAGGGAGGCAACAAGCAGATGATAGGATTTCTAGTCTGTCCGAGGACTATGGACGGATGGCTAATGTTATTGCAAACACGGACGAGAGAATAGCAGCCGTGATTAGTACTATCCAAGTATTAAATTTTGAAATAGATGGCCTTCAAAATAGACAGGATGAGTTGACTTTGATACAGGCAGGGGTTACGTCAGTTAATAAAGAAGATGTAGATAGTGCGATTGAATCTATAGGATCGTGTCCGACTACTGTAATCAACCGAAGAGATCATCTTCCTTCACTACGAAGAACTATTCAGGATACTTCTAGTGAACTTGCAGGGGCACATGAGTTTGTGGTATGGTTTGATATAACAAAAAAAGGAGATACAGTTTTAAAGGATATAGAATCGAAGACAGAAGATGAGGCTTTGTTGGTCGCTGTTCAACAGTATGTGGATGCACTGGTATTTGAAGAAACAAATAGTACCTTTGCGAATTGTGAAATGATGGTGAAGTTAAATATAAATTAGGAGATAAGAGTATGGCAATTTTAGAAGGCACAGCATATTGGGCCAGCATCACTACCCCCAATACTAAATTTGAACCTGTGTATACGGTGAACTTAGTGATTGATGAAGATACAGCAAATGAGTTTGCTTCCCGTGGACATAAAGTAAAACAGATGGACGAGGGGCCAGCATTAATTGTGAAGCGTAAGGTGAACGGGCCTCATGGTAGGGTTAGGCCAGCACCTAGACTACTAGACTCTGATAAAGCGGAGATTAGTTTAGCGGTAGGCAATGGTTCCAAAGTTAGGGTACAGTATAGCGAGTACTCAGGAGAGGGACAGTATGGGCCATACACGGGGCTAGACTTACAGGCTGTGCAGGTGGTAGACTTGGTGCCTTATAAGAATGAGGATGGCTCTGAGTTTTTTAGTGACGGGGAGGAATTTTAAATGCGGATTGTAATTAATAAAGGAGAAGATGCCCCGCTTATTTTTGAGACAGACAACATCGCAGATACTAATAAGCTATTAGAAAGCAACGCAATCATTAGAACCGTATCGGTTATTGATATAATAGTCAGTGCGTTACAGCTTTCTAGCGGGGCGTATAGAGACACTTTAGAAAAGAAGTTATTAGAATGTACGGAAGCACGAATAGAAGAAGGAACGGAGGAAGATTAAGAATAAGTAATTTTCTACTTGGCTAGGCATTTCCTTGTGAGGTGCCTAGCCTTTTTTTAAGAGGAGAATTCATGGAGAACAGTAATTTCGTGGAGCATAAATTACCTTGCTCAAATTGTGGAGGGTCAGATCCAGTATCTTTAAACAGCGATGGGTCAGCATGGTGTTTTAGTTGCGCCACTCGTTTCCCTTCTTATAATAAAACTAAGGATGAACAGGTTGTCGCATTCAAGCAGCCGAAGAATACTTTTTTAAATTCCTATACTGGCACCTTCAATGCCCTAACAGACAGGGGCATATCTAAAAAGACTGCCACTAAATTTGGGGTGCGTAGTGTGCTTAATCCTAAAGGAGAAATCGTTCAGCACATATACCCCTACTTCAACGGCACAGAAATTGTGGGTACTAAGACTAGGTTTGTAGATAATAAAGGTTTTGTTACAGGAGGAACGTATGATGGTACTGGATTGTTTGGTGAACAGTTATTCAATGCCAGAGGAGCTAAGTATCTTACCATTACAGAGGGTGAATGTGATGCGATGGCTGTTAGTGAGTTGTTCCAAGGTAAGTGGGCTGTTGTATCTTTAAAACGTGGGGCGGCAGGTGCCGTTAAAGATATACGAGAGAGCATAGAATTTGTAGAATCCTTTCAGAATATAGTGCTGTGTTTTGATAACGATAAAGCTGGGAGGGAAGCGTCACTTAACGTAGCACGTATACTCAAGCCCGGTAAGGTAAAGATAATGTCGTGGCCTAATGGATACAAAGATGCTAACGATATGCTGCGTAATAAAAAGTTCCAAGAGTTTACTAACGCATGGTGGGAAGCTAAAACTTATACCCCCTCTGGTATAGTAGAGCTATCTAGTTTAAAAGATGAATGGCTACATCGTGAAGAAAAAGAAAGTATTTCCTTTCCTTGGGAGGGACTAAATAAAAAGTTGTACGGACTAAGGCAAGGTGAGTTGGTTACATTCACAGGAGGCACCGGACTGGGTAAGTCTAGTGTTGTAAGGGAATTAGAACACTGGCTTATAAAACAGACTAAAGATAACATAGGTATTGTAGCTCTCGAAGAAAACCGATGGCGAACTATAGATGGTATAATATCTATTGAAGCTAATGAGAGGTTGTATCTTACGGAAAAACGTAAGGCTTATTCCGATGAACAACTTACCACCCTGTTTGATAGTGTCATCGAAAAGGATAGGGTCTTTGTCCACTCTCACTTAGGAGTGACAGACATTGATGAGTTCTTTTCTAAGCTACGGTATATCATTGTAGGGTGTGAGTGTCAGTGGGTGGTAGTAGATCACCTACATATGCTAGTAAATGTACTAAGCGAGAGTGATGAACGGCGTGGTATTGATTCGTTAATGAATAGATTGCGAAGTTTAGTTGAAGAAACAAACGTAGGTATGCTCTTGGTTTCCCATCTACGTAGAGCAGCAGGGGATAGAGGACATGAGAAGGGCGTTGAAGTTTCCTTGAGTCACCTAAAAGGATCTCAAGGTATAGCACAGCTATCAGATTGTGTGATTGCTTTGGAGCGTAACCAACAAGCCTTAGATCCAGAGGAAGCTAATACCACAAAGGTAAGGGTGTTAAAATCTAGATACACAGGAGATACTGGGCTGGCTTGCTCGTTAAAGTATAATGCGGAGACTGGACGACTTCTTGAAATTACAGATCAGGAGACATTTGATAATGAAAACACTTCCTTTTAAAGTTATATTCGATATAGAAACAGACGGACTACGCCCTACTAAAATATGGTGCATGGTTATTAAAGAATTAGATGGCCCCGTACATAAGTTTGGCCCCGATCAAATTGATGAGGGGATCAAGCTACTACAAACAGCAGACGTACTGATGGGCCACAACATTATAGGCTTTGATATTCCAGTAGTAGAAAAATTATATAATGTTAAATTGCAAGGACAGGTAATAGATACCCTAGTCATGTCGAGATTATTTAATCCTTCACAAGAGAACGGGCATAGTCTTAGAACATGGGGGTACCGGGTAGGTTCTCCAAAGAAAGAGCAGCCAATAACATTCGATGAGTACACTCCTAGTATGTTAGATTATTGTGTACAGGATGTACGCTTAAATGAAATGGTCTATCACCGCTTACTAAAAGAAGGATTAGGTTTCAGCGAGGAATCTATTCAGCTTGAACATGATGTTACCTACATTACAAATAGACAGGAGAAAGCAGGCTTCTTATTTGATGAGAGGCAAGCCATGATGTTTCTTGCTACATTAAAGACTCGCATCTCTGAAGTAGAGGAGGAGGTTCAACTTACTTTCAAGCCTAAATTAGTAGATGATAAGTTAGTAACGCCTTATATAAAAAAGGACGGGGTACTTTCTAAACGAGGCTTAACTCTAGAAGAGTATGAGAGTTTCAATGGTATATCTTCTTCGGACATTAACCCCTTCATACGTAAGAAAATGCAGACATTTAATTTAGGATCTCGAAAACAAATAGGCGAGTACCTTAAAGACTTTGGATGGAAGCCTGAGAGATTTACTCCAACAGGACAGCCTATTGTAGACGAGGGAACCTTAAAGAAAATAGCGCACATCCCGGAGGCTAATTTAATTGCTGAGTTTTTGTTGCTACAGAAACGGATAGCACAACTATCTTCATGGTTAGATGAGCTACAAGATGACGGGCGAGTACATGGTAGTGTCATTTCTAATGGCACAATCACAGGACGCATGACGCACCGTGGCCCTAACATGGCACAAGTTCCTAATATCGGAAGCCAATACGGTAAGGAATGTAGAGCTTGCTGGATTGTCCCAGAAGGATATAAGCTAGTAGGAATAGACGCAAGCGGATTAGAGTTGAGAATGTTGGCACATTATATGGATGATAAGGAGTATATAAACAATGTTATTAACGGAGACATACACACAATCAATCAACATCTTGCGGGAATTCAATCAAGAGATAAGGCTAAAACTTTCATCTATGCCTTTGTATACGGAGCAGGAGATGAGAAACTTGGGAAAGTGGTTGGTGGAGGCAGAGCTAACGGCAGAAAACTTAAAGACCGCTTTCTCCGCAATCTACCCGCACTTAAAACTCTTACAAGACGAGTACAGCAAGCAGCTAAAAGAGGATTCCTTAAAGGAATAGATGGTAGAAAGATATATATCCGCAGCGAACACGCCGCCCTTAATAGTTTACTACAAGGAGGAGGGGCTATTGTTATGAAGAAAGCGTTGATGTTACTTGATGATAAAATTAAAACTGATAACTTAGACGCTACCTTTGTGGCTAATATACATGACGAGTGGCAGGTACAGGTGAAAGAAGATCAGGCAGATCTTGTTGGGAAGCTAGGAGTAGAGGCTATCGAACAAGCAGCAGAGCATTTTAACCTACGCTGCCCCTTAACAGGGGAGTATAAGACAGGGAGTAACTGGAGTGAAACACATTAAAGAATGTAGGATTTGTAAGAAGATTAAACCTATAACACACTATTATCTTAGGCCAGAGAGTAATACTTATAGAACAGAGTGTCGTCCGTGTCAGGCTAAAATATGCAGTAGACAAAGGAGAGTAATAGGATCTGTTGCACACTGTAAGATACTATTTAGGGATGCTAGGAATAGGTCTAACAAAAGAGGCAACTCCTGCACTATAACTCGGAAAGAGATACAAAACCTAGCCACAGACACTTGCCCTATTCTGGGAATCAAGTTGGAAATAGGCAGCGATAACTGGCAAAATTCTCCTAGCCTAGATAGAATAGATAACACTAAAGGATACGAAAAGGGGAATGTTATTATGGTATCTCATATGGCAAATTCAATTAAGAACCAAGCAACCCCTTCTCAAATTAAAAAAGTTGCAGATTTCTATATGAAACTGTACGCAGAAAAAGGAATAACAGTATGACAAAGAAAAGATTAGACACAGTAGTAGAGGATATCTATCAGTCTATCGCTCCTCTGGGCAGGGGAGAGGCCATTGAAGTTTCCGATAAAGTAATAGATAAGTTTGGAGATTCAATGAAGGAAGCACTAAGAGAGTGGCTAACCCCTAGAGGAAGTAGAAAGCCTTCTTTACGAATGTCAAATATTGGTAGGCCAGCGAGGCAGTTATGGTATGACTTTAATATGGAACGAGATCCCTCTCCTCTACCTCCTCCTCTTCTTATTAAGTTTCTATTCGGACACCTAGCTGAGCCTCTTGTGCTGTTCTTTGTAGAACTAGCAGGACATGTAGTCACTGACATTCAAAAAGAAGTGGTTGTCGATGGGGTTGTAGGTCATATGGATTGTAAAATTGATGGGGAGGTAGTCGATATTAAAACTGCGTCCGGTTTCGCCTTTAAGAAATTTAAAGATGGGACACTGATAAATGATGATCCGTTCGGATACATAGTACAATTAACAGCCTATGAACATGCGGAAGGCACAAGCAATGGGGGCTTCCTCGCACTCAACAAAGAAGCGGGGGATTTGATTCTACTACAGCCAGAAGAGCTTGACAAACCAAATATATCTGTTAAAATAAAGTCATTACAAAAAACAATTAAAGATAAGAATCCTCCTCCTCTTTGTTATGAGCCAGTACCAGAAGGAATTTCCGGTAACTTTAAACTTGCTAGACAGTGTAACTATTGCTCGCATAAGTTTGAGTGTCATAAAGATTCCAATGACGGGAAGGGATTAAGATCCTTCAAGTATTCTAAAGGTGTCATGCATCTAACAAAGGTAGTACGCCAGCCTAAAGTAGAAGAAATATTAAATGCCTAGAAGAAAACCAAGACGAATTAGACCTAGAGAAAAGCGTATACCTAAAGGATACGACAGCCTGTGGGAATATAAATTACATCAGGATCTTTTAAAAAACTGGAGACTTAGAGGAGATCTAATTAAATATGTCGTAGAGAAAACATATGAGATAGACTTTGTTAGAGAGATAGAAGATAAGTTAATTCTATTAGAGGTAAAGGGAAGGTTCTGGGATCACGCTGAGTACAGTAAGTATCTGTGGTTACGCAAGGCTATCCCTAAGGGTATGGAGCTTGTGTTCTTATTCCAGAAACCACAGGCGCCTATGCCGGGAGCTAAGAAACGTAGGGATGGGACTAAGAGAAGTCATGCTGAATGGGCTGACAAGAATAATTTTAGATGGTTTAGTGAGGAGAACTTACCTAATGAATGGCGAATATAAATTTAACGAAAACAATACGATTGAACAAATAAAAAGATATATAGATAGTACTTATGAAAGGCACTATGCTAATGGTAAGTACCAAGCAACGGATGTAATTATAGATGCAGGACATGGTGAAGGATTTTGTATGGGAAACATTATGAAGTACGCCATGCGCTATGGTAAGAAGCCTGATCCTATTAGCGGAGATCTTAAAGACCAAGCAGATCTACTAAAGATTATACATTATGCTGTTATAGCTTTGCACTTATGGAGTCAGGAAAAGGCGTACCCAAATGATTGAAGATAAAGTTGGCCCTAAGGCATACTTAGGAATTAAAATAGACTATGACAAAGACTCAGACTTAAATGATTTTAGTCTGAATAGTTTGAAAGACAGATACTTTTGGGAAGAAGAGACACATGCGCAAGAAGCGTTTGCTAGAGCCTCTGTGTTTGGGGCAACCTACAAAGGAGTAACAGATTATGAATTGGCTCAAAGGCTTTATCAATACAGTTCCAATCGTTGGTTCATGTTTAGCACTCCTATTCTTAGTAACGGGGGAACAAGTCGTGGCTTACCTATTAGCTGTTTCCTTAATTATGTGCCTGATAGTCGTGGGGGTTTGTCTGATCACTATGACGAGAACATTTGGCTGGCAAGTTCAGGTGGAGGCATCGGTGGATATTGGGGAGATGTTAGGAGTAACGGCATTCCTACTGCTCACGGCAGTCGTTCTACTGGTTCTATCCCTTTCATGCATGTAGTAGATTCACAGATGCTTGCCTTCAATCAAGGCACTACAAGGCGAGGCAGCTACGCAGCTTACATGGATATAAGCCACCCTGAAATAGAAGAGTTTATTAATATAAGAAAGGAAAGTGGAGGAGATATAAATAGAAAGTGTTTGAATCTTCACAATGGGATCACCCTCAATAAAGAATTTCTAAACGCCGTTAAGGAAAACTTAGATTGGAGACTGGTCGATCCTAAAACTAATGAGGCTGTTAAAATTATAAATGCAAGGGATCTATGGTGGCAGATTATCTATG